GCTAAGGGGAGCGCGAGGACGATCAAGCGAGCCGAGCGAGCACGACGGAGATGAACGAGCCATCTTCGGAAATTCCGAAGATGCGAGGCACGTCTGGGTCCTTCCTGGGCCTCGCCGGCGGCGGTGGTCAGGTTGCACAATTTCGCTTGCGTCACGGCTGAAAAAAGGTGGTCACTTGGGTTGTCACTTGAGCCGCTGGCGTAGCTGCCGCCGATTGCCGGTCCTTTGTCATGAAAGAGATCCGAGGCGTTGTTGGGTCCGTCACAACTGCCTGGCGCGGACTCGCTGGTTGTCATTTTGTGGTGGTCGGTTGTCACCCTGGGCTTTGATGCCAGCTCGGAACCATGGCTGATTCTCCCTCGCTGCAGCCGCGGTCGCTCGGAAAGATTGCGGTTCCCGCGCCCGGCACGCCTGTCCGGGTGACCCCGGACACTTCGATCCGGGCGCACCGGATCCGGTTCGCTGTCGTGGTCGGCGAGACGGGGCGGGTGTTTCTGGGCGTCGAGGGGATGAACAAGGCGACCGGCGCCGGCGTGGTCAAGGAGTTCTGGCCCACGGGCGCGGGCGGCGGGGTGGCCGACGAGTTGGTGATCGAGTCCGCCTCGGGCGATCTGCGGCCGTCGGACTACTACATCGACGCCAACACCGCCGGCGAGGGGCTGATCGTTGCCTATTGGATCTGGGTTCCGAGCTATGCCAGTTGAGCGCGTGACGCCGGCGATGGCGCGGCGCATCGAGTTGTGGCCTGTGGAGCGGCTGGCGCCCTACCAGCGAAACCCGAGGACGCACTCCGAGGCGCAGGTGACGCAGATCGCCGCGTCGATTGCGGAATTCGGCTTCTGCAATCCGATCCTGGTCGACTCGCGCGACGGCATCATCGCCGGGCACGGGCGGCTGCTGGCCGCTCGCAAGCTGGGCCTGGCCGAAGTGCCGGTGATCGTGCTCGATCATCTGAGCGAGACGCAGCGGCGGGCGTATGTGCTGGCTGACAACCGCCTGTCGGAGCTGGCCGGATGGGACCACGAACTGCTGGCGCTCGAGTTGAAGGAACTCGCCGACGCCGGCTTCGATGCCACACTCGCGGGCTTTGACGCGAAGGAGATCGACGACTTCCTGGCGTCGCTCGAACGGGATGCGGAGCCGGAGGATACCGCTGCCGAGGACGCTGTGCCGGAACCGCCCGTCGAGGCGGTCACGCGGCCGGGCGACCTGTGGCTCATCGGGCCGCACCGGCTGATCTGCGGAGACTGCCGGGATCGCGGTGTCCTCGCGCGATTGTTTGAGGATCGGAAGGCCAACGTCGTCATCACGTCGCCGCCATACGCCACGCAGCGGCAGTACGATCCGGCGAGCGGCTTCGAGCCAGTACCGCCGGAGAAGTACGTCGCCTGGTTCAAGGACGTGGCCGCGGCGATCGAATCGGTGCTGGCGCTGGACGGCTCCTATTTCCTAAACATCAAGCCGCACGCCGAAGACGGCGAGAGGCACACCTACGTGATGGACCTCGTGCTGGCCCACAAGCGGCAATGGGGATGGCGGTTCGTGGATGAGTTCTGCTGGCGCAAGACCGATGACGGCGTTCCGGGCGGTTGGAACAACCGCTTCAAGAATGCCTTTGAGCCGATTTATCACTTCTCGCGCGAGCGCAAGCTCAAGTTCCGGCCGCGCGCGGTGGCGCACTGGTCGGACGACTGCTTCGACTACTCGCCCGACAACCCGAAGTCGACCTCGGGCAGCGGGCTGCTCGGCACAGGGCCGCGCGGCGCGGCGGCCGACAAGGGCAAGAACCACGCCGCCTGGCAGACCACCCGCCGCAACGCCAACGATCTCAAAGGCCGGCATGGGGGCTTGGCGCGGCCGTCGAACGTGATAGAGGCCAAAACGGAATCAAGCCAGGGGAACCATTCGGCGCCGTTTCCGCGGGCCATCCCGGAGTTCTTCATCAAGGCGTTTTCCGACGCAGGTGACGTGATCTTCGATCCGTTCGCGGGCAGCGGCACGACGCTCGTCGCCGCCGGGCTGCTCGAGCGAGGAGGTTACGGCGTCGAGATCAGCCCGGCCTATTGCGATGTGATCCTGCGGCGGTTGCAGGAGTCCTTGAAGCTTACGCCCGTGCACGCAGTGACGGGCGAACCATTTTCATCCCACACGTGAAGGAGCCAATCACCATGCCTGAAGTTGCCACGCCGAACCAGGCCGAACGCGAGTTCGAGACCGGGACGGACGAATCGTTCAAGAACACGAGCGCCACGGCCGGGGCCGCGCACAGCGAGAACCAGCGCGTGACGTTCGCCAACATCAAGCGGACCTACGACGTCTACCAGGACCTGGACATCCAGGCCGCGCGCCAGGCGCTCGTCGAGCAGACGCGGCTGAACCAGATCGCCTCGCAGGCGCTCCAGAACGCGGTCGAGACTGCCAATCTGGTATCCAAGCAGGCCGTGCGGCACTCCGACATCGCCATCGACGGCCAGTGGAATCCCGTGCAGCAGGGCGCGGGCGACACGCTGACCGCTCGGGCGGTCTCGATTGACGATGTTTCGCTCAAGGCCATCGGCGCGGTGGTGGCCGCCGCGGTGGCTGACGCGCTCGGAAAGAGCAAGTAGTCTTTCTCCTGCGGGCAAGTGCAGGGGCGGCTCCGCATGCTTTTCGCAGGGCCGCCCCGCGTTTTCAGAACCAGTTGACGCGGAGTGGCCGAGTGGCAGCGCGGCGGACTCATAATCCGCAGGCCGCGGGTTCGATTCCCGCCTCCGCTACCAAGACCCTCCGATGATTCGCGAACTGCGGATCTGGTGGCGGCTGCGGCCGCTCGTCAAGCGATTCCAGGAGCTATCGAAGATGAAGTTCTCTTTGAACGTTGCGATTCAGATGCTGGCGCTGGCCGCGCAGGGCTTGAACGCCACGATCGACCTGCTGCCTGGGCGCGGCAAATTCTGGGCCATGGTGGGGCTGTCGGCGGTGCAGGGCCTCACGGCCGTGCTCGCCCACTTCGCCAATCCCGACGGCACGCCGGCCGAAGCGCCCTACATCAAGAAGTGAAACCCGACCTCCACATCGAGCGCTGGCCCCTTGAGCGGCTGATTGCCTACGCGAGGAATCCCCGTACGCACTCGGACGAGCAGGTCGCGCAGATTGCGGCGTCGATCGCCGAATTCGGGTTCGTGAACCCGGTGCTTGTCGGCTCTGATGGGGTGATCATCGCCGGGCACGCGCGCGTCATGGCTGCGCGGAAGCTCGGCATGATCGAGGCGCCGGTGATCGTACTGGATCACCTGAGCGAGGCGCAGCGGCGCGCGCTGGTGATCGCCGACAACCGGCTGGCCCTCAACGCCGGCTGGGACGAGGAGATGCTGCGGGTCGAACTCGAGGCGCTGCGCGAGGACGAGTTCAACCTCGACCTGCTGGGCTTTGAAGACGCGGAGATCGAGGCGCTGCTTGCGGAGCCGCAGGGCGAGTCCGCAGGACTGACCGACGAGGACACCGTCCCGCAGGCACAGGAGACGTCGGTGACCCTGCCGGGCGATGTGTGGCTGCTTGGCGATCATCGCCTGCTGTGCGGCGACGCGACGCAGATAGATGCTGTGGAGAAGGTGCTGGCGGGCAGCCTGGCTGACATGACGTGGTCGGACTTGCCCTACAACGTCAACTACGGCCAGACGATGAAGGACAAGCTCCGAAAAAAGCATCGCCGGATCGCCAACGATAACCTGGGACCCGAGTTCGAACCCTTCCTGCGCGACGCCTGCGCGAACATCCTGGCCGTGACGAAGGGCGCTGTCTACATCTGCATGTCGTCCTCGGAGTTGCACACGCTGTACAAGGCGTTCACCGAGGCGGGCGGCCACTGGTCGACGTTCCTCATCTGGGCCAAGAACACATTTACCATGGGCCGATCCGACTACCAGCGGCAGTACGAGCCGATCCTCTACGGCTGGAAGGAAGGCGCGGACCACTACTGGTGCGGCGCCCGCGACCAGGGCGACGTTTGGTTCGTCAAGAAGCCGCACGTGAACGACCTCCATCCGACGATGAAGCCGGTGGAACTGATCGAGCGCGCCATTCGGAACAGCAGTAAGAGCCGGGACACGGTGCTTGACCCCTTCGCCGGGTCAGGCTCGACGCTGATTGCGTGCGAAAAGACGGGACGGAAAGGGCGGCTGATTGAGCTTGACCCGCTTTACTGTGATGTGATCATCCGGCGCTACCACGAATTCTGCGGCAAACAGCCGACTCTGGAGGCGGACGGGCAGACATTGGAGCGAGTTTCAAGAGCCAGAAAAGGCGGCGCTTCGTGAACACGGACCACTTGTCCGATCTTGAGATCGGCAAGGCCGCTGAACACCTGGTAGTCGCGGATCTGATTCTGTCCGGCTACCGGGCCTACCTCACGGAGCAGGGGCTCCCTTACGACGTTGTCATCGATCACGAGAGAACGCTGTATCGCGTTCAGGTGAAGGCGAGCCGCGAGCCGAAGAAGATACCGCAGCGAGGCGCTGTCGGCACGGGGTATCTGTACAACGTGCGAAGGGCTGGCAAGGGCGGCCGGCGGCGATACGCAGACGATGAATTCGACATCGTGGCGCTGGTCGCGATGGACATCCGCATCGTTGCGTATCTGCCGTTCCAGGGGCTGCAAACGGTTCATCTGCGCCCGCCGGGACACCGGATCTCCGCCCGTGCGGAGCGCACACGCACGATCGATCAGTTTCCGATTGAAGCCGCACTCGCGGCCATTACCGGAAAGCGGCCAACACTGAGTCCCGCACCTGTCCGTTTGCCAGTCGTTCATGATCAGGCGCGACTATTTGAGATCGCCTAAAATGAAACACGCAGATGATCTGGGCGGCGAGATCGCGCGTTGCCGTCGTGAGATCGACTCCGTCGAGGCGCTTCTTCGCGCGGGTCACCCGGACATCGAAGGCCTCCTCCTGGCGTTGTCGGACTGGTCCGCCGAGCTTCGAATCTTGGAGAGCCTCCATGGAAAAGCAAATTCTTCAGATCCTGATCCCGGCAGTGGGATTGGTCTCGGGGCTCATCGCTACCTATGTCAGCCTTCAGAACCGGGCGCTGCTGGCCGAGGTGCGGAAGGAGTTGGCCGAACTCGAGAGCCGCATCATTCTGCGTCTCAATGGCCTGTACGTCAGGCGGGCAGAATGCGAGTTGCACAACGCGCTGCTGGAGGAACGAATCGAGAGGCTCGCGCGGCAGAAGAGAGAGGCCGCCAGCGACTGAGGCTGGCGGCGAGGGCGGCGCTGGCGCTACAGAGGTTTGATGCGATACGCCCGGGCGCCTTCGGGCGTCTGGAAGGACTCGACCGCGAGGCCCATCTTCTTGACGAGCGCGCCGGAGAGGAAGCCGCGGACGCTGTGGGCCTGCCAGCCGGTGGCGGACTGGATGTCGGCGAGCGTGGCGCCCTCGGGGCGGCGCAGGAGTTCGAGGACGATGGCCTTCTTCGAGCCCTCGCGCGCCTCCTTGGGCCCGGCGGCGTCGCCTTTGGGCTTGGCCTCCTTGGCCGTCTTGGCCTTTTTCGGCACGGCTTCGGCGGCGTGTTGCGCCGGGGTTGGCGTCAGGGCCTGGATGGCGCGCCAGATCCGCGCGACGGCGGTCTTGCGGTTGGTGAACTTCTTCACCGGTTTCAGGTCACCGAACGGTGGCACACCGGCGAAGCCGTTCCAGATCTCGACCAGCCGCTCGGCGGGCCAGTGGGCGGCGAGCTTGGCGAGTTCCTTCTCGCTGGCGAATCGCGCCTGGTCCTCAGGGATCGCCTCTCCGGGCAGGTAGGCGGTGATCGTGTTGTCGTTGTCGATGGCAAACGTCGTCATATCGATGTTCCTTTCTATCGGGTCATGCCGGCGAGTTGATCGTCGGCGGTGATGCACAGGTTCTTGTAGTAGCCGCTGGCCAGGCGCGCCCAGCCCCACGGCGTCGAGATCTCATGGCGCGCGGCGATGCGGCTCAACTTGAGCCGGTGCGCGCCGTTGGGGAACTCCTTCTTGAGGTGGCCCCAGCGGTCGAGCTTCCAGCCGTTGCGGGTGGCCCAGGCGATCAGGTCTTCGCGAGTGACGGCCATGAGGTTCAGTCCTCCTGGCGGCGGTCGATGAGGCCGCTAGCGTCCTCGACCGACTGCCGGACGTCGTTCCAGCAGTCGCGGCAGAAGCGGGCCCGGTCGAGCAGCAGCCCCTCGCGGTTGGTCAGCACAAGCTCGCGGTGGATCGGCTTCGCCTCATCGCAGAGCGAGCATTCGTCGTAGGGTTGTGCGGTCATGGTTCGTCTCCTGGTGGTTCAGTACTCGAGGCCCTTGGCTTCGGCCGCGCTCGCATCGCCCAGGCCGGCCAGGACGTAGGCGAGCTGCTCGGTGATGCGGCCGAGGTCGCCAGTGTAGCCCCAGTCGGCGCTCCGTGCGGCCTGCCGCTGCTTGTGCTCGGCCAGGCGGCGGGCGATGCGCTCGAGCAGGTCCTGGGCCTCGGCGTGGCGCGCGGCGTACAGGGCGGCGGCGTTCTGCGTGGTCGATTGTGCTTTGGTGTTCCTCATCGCGACTCCATAGATCGCTTCATCGGGGCGGAATAGCAAGCGGAATCTGCGGATCGCGGAAAAAAAGAAGCCCTGGCGCGAGGGCCAGGGCGAGAGGAGCGCGGATCTGTGGGCTCAGGGGGCGAGACGGGCGGCAACCTGGTAGGCGCCGCCGATTCCGCGCGCCCAGACCACGTACTCTTCCGGGCAGGGCGGATCGCCGCCGGCTTCGAGATCGCGCATCCTCCTGCGCAGGTCGTCCTGGGCAATCCCTCTTGCCTCGGCGATGCTGATGACGCCGCCGAGCGGCTGGTAGCCACCGCCGTCGAATTCGGCGATCAGGAAGGCGCCGCTGAGCTCCGTGTGCTCCTCGATGCGGATGGTGAAGCCCGGCGTGGGAGCGGCGGGCGTCCTGGTGTGGCGGGTGGGGTTGTTCATCGTAATTCCATAGATCGCTTCGTCGGGGGCGGAATAGCAAGCGAATTCCGCACTTGAATCGCGAGAAAGTGCGATGCCTCTGCTGAGCCTGCGCGCGTATGCCAAGCATCGCGGCGTAAGCCTGGCGGCGGTGCAAAAGGCGATCCAGTCAGGCCGAATCACGCCTAACGCGGACGGGCTGATCGACAGCGGGCGCGCCGATGCCGAGTGGAAGGCGAAGACGCGGCCCGGGCAGCGCGGCGCGCGTGAGGCGCCCGTCGTGCGGCAAAAGCAGGTTGATGCGCCCGTCGTGCGGCAGGAGCCGGTCGAGCCGCCCACGGCTGGGCTTGATTACTTCCGCGCCCGGGCGATCCGGGAGAGCTACCTGGCGCGGCTGGCCAAGATCGAGTTCGAGGAGAAGACCGCGAAGCTGGTGAGCCGCGACGAGGTGCAGGTGGCAGCGTTCACCAAGGCGCGGACGATCCGCGACAACCTGCTGAACATCCCCGACCGCCTGGCGGCGACGTTGGCGGCCGAGACGGACGCTGACCGCGTCCACCAATTGCTGAGCGCCGAGATCCGGCAGGCGCTCGAGGAGCTTTCCGGTGGCGGCCGCGACTGAGGTGTACGACGAGGCCTTCCGCGCAGGGCTGCGGCCGGACCCTGTGCTGACGGTCTCCGAGTGGGCCGACCGCTACCGGCGGCTGTCGGGCAAGTCGGCCAGCGAGCCGGGGCCGTATCGCACCGGCCGCACGCCGTACCTGCGGGAGATCATGGACTCGCTGTCGCCGTCTTCGCCGGTCGAGCGCGTGGTGGTGATGAAGGGGGCCCAGCTTGGATTTACTGAAGCCGGCAACAACTGGGTCGGCTATGTGATCCACAAGTCGCCCGGGCCGATGATGGTGGTGCAGCCCACGGTCGAGCTGGCCAAGCGCAACTCGAAGCAGAGGATCGATCCGCTGATCGAAGAGAGTGAAGTGCTGCGGGAGCTCGTGAAGAGCCCTCGCTCGCGCGACTCGGGCAACACGGTTCTGTCGAAGGAGTTCCCTGGCGGCGTGCTGGTGATGACCGGGGCCAACTCGGCCGTGGGCCTGCGCTCGATGGCCGTGCGGTATCTGTTCCTCGATGAGATCGACGCCTATCCGGGAGATGTCGATGGCGAGGGCGATCCGATCCATCTGGCCTTCGCGCGCACGCGGACGTTCTCGCGCCGCAAGGTGTTCCTGGTGTCGACGCCTTTGATCACCGGCCTGAGCCGCATCGAGGCGGCCTTCGCCGAGAGCGACCAGCGGCGCTACTGGGTGCCGTGCCCGCACTGCGGCGAGTTCCAGGTGCTGAAGTTCGACCGGCTCCGCTGGCCCAAGGGCGAGCCGCGCCAGGCCGCCTACCACTGCATCGCCTGCGAGCAGCCGATCTTCAATCACCAGAAGAACACGATGCTTGCGCGCGGCCAGTGGCGGCCCGAGGCCGCCGGCGACGGGCGCACGCGCGGCTATCATCTGTCGAGCCTCTACAGTCCCGTGGGCTGGTATTCGTGGGGGCGCGCCGCCGAGGATTGGGAGAAGGCGCAGCAGGATGTCGAACGGCTCAAGTCGTTCGTGAATCTTGTGCTCGGAGAATCCTGGCAGGAGCGCGGCGATGCGCCCGATTGGCAGCCGCTCTACGACCGGCGCGAGGACTACGCGATCGGTACAGTCCCGCAGGGAGGTCTGTTTCTCACCGCCGGCGCCGACGTGCAGCGGGACCGGATCGAGGTCGAAGTGGTGGCCTGGGGCCGCGGGAAGGAATCCTGGTCGGTCGACTACCGGGTGCTCTTGGGCGACACGGCGCGGGCGGATGTCTGGCGCGAGCTCGATCAAGTGCTTGACGAGGAGTTTCCGCACGCCAGCGGCCTGCGGCTGCCGATCCGGGTGCTGTGCGTCGATTCCGGCTTCAACCCGCGCATCGCCTACGACTGGGTGCGCACGCATTCGCAGGCCTCCTGGGGTCCGGCCGGCGCGCGGGCGGCGCATCCGAAGACTGCCGTGGCGGTGAAGGGAACCGCGCGAACGGACCGGCTGATCCTGGGCGCCTCTCCGGTGGATGCGGGCAAGCGGCGCGGGACGCGCCTGTGGACGCTTGGGACGCCGGTGGCGAAGTCCGAACTCTACAGCCGGCTGCGCCTGGCGCCTCCCACCGCAGAGAGCGGCGCGCCCTTCCCGGCGGGCTACTGCCACTTCCCGCGCTACGAGGATGAGTACTTCCGGCAGTTGACCGCCGAAAGCCTTGTCAAAGGCCACTGGGTCGCCGCGCCCAACCGCCGCAATGAAGCGCTCGACTGCCGCGTGTATGCAAGGGCGGCGGCGAGCATTTACGGCATCGACCGGTTCACGGAGAAGCACTGGCGGGAACTCGAGGCGTTGCTGCCTGCGCCTGCCGCGCCAGCCGAACCTGCGGCCGCGCCTCAGCCGCGCCGCGTGCGCCGCGTCGCGGTTCGTTCGAAGTGGATGCAGAACTAAAGATGGCCTACACCCAGACGCAACTGGAAGCGCTCGAGGCGGCGCTGGCCAGCGGCACGCTGCGCGTGACGTTCGAGGGCCGGAGCATCGAGTACCGGAGCGTCGATGAGCTCAAGAAGGCAATCGCCGAGGTCAAGGCGTCGATGGCGGCGGCAGACCCGGCCCGACCGCGTTCGCGCGTCATTCGCACCTACACGAGCAAAGGTTTCTGATGGGCTACTGGCGCAATTTGCTGCGGGCGGCCTTCGGCGTCCCGGTGCGCGCGGTCTCGGGCTACGAGGCTGCCGCCGCGACGCGCCGCACCCTGGGCTGGAGCGTTTCGGCGGAAGGGATCAACACCCTCGTCACCGGAGGCGGCGACGCGCTGCGCGCCCGTTCGCGCGACATGGTGCGGCGCAACGCCTGGGCGAGCAACGCTGTCGAAAGCTTTGTCGCGAACGCCGTCGGCACGGGGATTAAGCCGCAATCGAAGCACCAGGACCCTGAGGTGAAGCGGCGGCTGCAGGAGCTCTGGCTGCGGTGGACCGATGAGGCCGATGCCGCCGGGCTGACGGACTTCTACGGGCTCCAGGCGCTGGTGTGCCGCTCCACAATCGAGGGCGGCGAGTGCCTGGTGCGGCTGCGCGAGCGCCGGATCGAGGACGGACTGACCGTGCCGCTTCAGCTCCAACTGCTCGAAGCCGAGCACCTGCCCACGGCGAAGAACGAAAACCTGCCGAACGGCAACGTCATCCGCGCCGGGATCGAGTTCGACAAGTTGGGCCGCCGCGTGGCTTATCACCTCTACCGCGAGCATCCTGGGGAGAAACTGACGTTCTTCAACGCTGGCGAGACGGCACGCGTGCCGGCTGAGTCGGTCCTGCACATCTACAAGCCGCTGCGGCCCGGCCAGCATCGCGGTCAGCCGTGGCTCGCGCAAGTGCTCGTCAAGCTGCACGAACTCGACCAGTACGACGACGCCGAACTGGTCCGCAAGAAGCTGGCGGCGATGTTTGCCGCGTTCATCATCGAGAACAACCCCGAGGATCCGGTGATCGGCGCAAAGCCGGGCGAGGGCGAGACGGACTCAAGCGGCGTGCCGCTGGCTGGCATCGAGCCAGGCTCGATGGTAAAGCTCCTGCCGGGCGAAGATGTGAAGTTCACCGAGCCAGGCGACGTCGGCGGCATGTACACGGAGTTCATGCGGGTGCAGTTGCGCGCCATCGCCGCGGGTCTCGGAATTACCTACGAGCAGCTCACCGGGGACCTCGAGCGCGTCAACTACTCCTCGATCCGCGCGGGGTTGCTCGAGTTCCGGCGCCGCTGCGAGCAGTTCCAGCACCAGGTGATGGTGTTTCAGTTCTGCCGCCCGGTGTGGCGGGCCTGGATCGAGGCGGCGGCCCTCAGCGGCGCGATCGATGCCCGCGACTATGCCCGCGCGCCCGAAGCTTACCTCGACGTCGAATGGCGGCCGCCGTCCTGGGCCTGGGTCGATCCGCTCAAGGACATGAACGCCGAGGTCACCGCCGTGCGCGCCGGGTTCAAGCCGCGCAGCGCCGTCATCAACGAGATGGGTTACGACGAGGAGGACGTCGACCGGCAGGCCGCCGCCGACAACGCGCGCGCCGACTCGCTGGGGCTGACCTATGACTCCGATGCACGCAAGACCACGGGCAACGGGCAGCGGGTCATTGAGCCAGACCCCGCCACGCAAGTCCAATGACCAATCTTTCGCACATCGCTTCGCGCGTGTTCCACACGCCGCTGATGATCGATCAGAAGAAGCTCGCGGCGATCCTGGCCGTGCTGGCACCGCGCCTAGGCATGGAGCCGCCTGCCGTGGACGCAGCGTTACTCACCGAGCAGCGATGGCGAAAGCCCTACGCCGTCACCGACGCCGGCATCGCCGTCATCGAAGTCTCGGGCAGCCTGGTCAACCGCGCCTCCGGGATGGATGCGCAGTCGGGGCTCACTTCCTATGAGCAGTTGGGCAACGAGATTCTCGACGCCGCCACCGACCCGCAGGTGCGAGGGATCCTCTTGCGCCTGGACAGCTACGGCGGCGAGGCCAACGGCGCCTGGGATGTGGCGAGCCTGATCGAAGAAGCCGCGCGCGTGAAGCCGGTGTGGGCCTCGGTCGATGATTGGGCCCTGAGCGCGGGGTATCTGCTCGCCTCGGCCACGGACCGCATCTGGGTCACGCGCACAGGCGGCGTCGGCTCGGTGGGCATCATCGCCATGCATCTCGATCAAAGCGGCTGGGACGCGGCGAACGGCCTGCGCTACACGACGATCTTCGCCGGTGACCGCAAGAACGATTTCAACCCGCACGAGCCGCTCTCCGATGGCGCCCGCTCGGTGCTCGCGGCCGAGGTCGACCGGCTCTACGGCATGTTTGTCGATGCCGTGGCCCGCCGCCGCGGCCTGAGCGCCGCGGCCGTGCGCGCGACCGAAGCGGGCATCCTTTACGGCGAGGACAGCGTCGCCCAGGGTTTCGCCGACCGCGTCGGCACGTTCCGCGACGCCCTGGCCGCGATGACCGAGTCGTTGTTGAAACCCAAGTTCACAAAAGGAGGCACTCCAATGTCTGAAGCAACCCAGGCGGCCACGAGTCCGCCCGTTCCCGATCTCGCCGCGATCGAGGCCCAAGCCCGCGAGCAGGGCTACGCCGAGGCAGCCGAGATCGTCGTGCTGTGCTCGATCGCCGGCCGGCCCTCGTTGGCCGGTGATTTCATCAGCCGGCATCTGTCGGCGGCCGAGGTCCGCAAAGAACTGCTCGCGCTGCGGGCCGAGGCCAACCAAGAAGAAATCCGATCGCATGTTCTGCCGGAGGCCAGCACCAGGCCCGTGCAGAACCTCGATGAGAATCCGGTCGTCAAGGCCTGCCTGGCCTTGGCCGGAGGGAAAGGAGCGAAGTAGCCATGCCTGTTCAATCCGAATCGAACTACCTCGGCGACTGGCTGAAATTCGAAGAGGACAACCTCTATAGCCGCGACGAGGTCACCGTCGCCAGCGGCCAGAACCTGGCGACCGGCACCGTGGTCGGCATCATCACCTCAAGCGGCAAGGTGACGCAGCTTGCGCCGGGCGCGACGGATGGCTCGGAAACGGCCGCTGGCGTGCTGGTGCATCCCGTGGACGCAAGCACCGCCGACAAGCCGGGCGTCATCGTCGCTCGTCACGCCATCTGCTCGGACAAAGGTCTGGTGTGGCCCGGATCGATCACCGGCCCGCAGAAGACCGCCGCGATCAGTCAACTTGAAAGCCTGGGCATTCTCGTCCGGGAAGGAGCCTAACCCATGCCGATGCTCAATCCATTCGCCACCGATGCCTTCAACATGGTCGCCCTGACGGCGGCCATCAACAAGATCCCCAACACCTACGGGCGTCTGGAGCAGTTGAACCTCATGCCCGCCACCGGCGTCCGCACCCGCACCATCATCATCGAGGAGATGAGCGGCGTGCTGAACCTGCTGCCCACGCAGCCCGTGGGCGCGCCCGGCACCGTGGGCACTCAGGGCAAGCGCAAGGTGCGGTCGTTCGTGATCCCGCACATCCCGCACGACGACGCCGTGCTGCCCGAAGAGGTGCAGGGCATCCGCGCCTTCGGCTCGGAGTCGGAAACCGAGGCGCTCGCCGATCTGCTGGCCCTGAAGCTCCAGAACATGCGCAACAAGCACGCGATCACACTCGAGCACCTGCGCATGGGCGCGCTCAAGGGCGTGATCCTCGACGCCGACGGCTCGGTGCTCTACAACCTCTACACCGAGTTCGACATCGCGCCGAAGACCGTCAACTTCGCCCTCGGCACCGCTTCGACCGAGGTGCTGCTCAAGGTGCTCGAGGTGAAGCGCCACATCGAGGACAACCTCAAAGGCGAGTTCATGACGGGCATCCTGTGTCTGTGTTCTTCGGGCTTCTACGACGCCTTCACGACGCATGCAAAGGTGAAAGAGGCCTTCCAGTACTATCAGCGCAACCAGCAGCTCGGCAACGACTACCGCACGGGGTTCACCTTCGGCGGCGTGACGTTCGAGGAGTACCGCGGCCAGGCGACCGACGCCTCGGGTAACGTGCGGAAGTTCATCGCCGACGACGAGGCGCACTTCTTCCCGCTGGGCACCGCGAACACCTTCCGGACGTTCTTTGCGCCGGCCGACTTCAACGAGACGGCGAACACCCTCGGCCTGCCGCTCTACGCCAAGCAGGAGCCGCGGAAGTTTGGCCGCGGGACGGACCTGCACACCCAACAGAATCCGCTGCCCATCTGCCTGCGGCCCGAGGTGCTGGTCAAGGGAACGAAGGCCTGACGATGAGCGGCTGGAAAGCGGCGGTGAGCGGCCTGAACGCGGCCGTCGTCGGCACGTTCGGCCGCGAGGTCGTTTACTTGTCGGAGGCGGGCGGCGCGGCGACGGTCCGTGCGGTGTTTCAAGCGGTAAGGGAACCCGAAGATGCTTCGCCGGGCGTCTATGCGGTGCTGTTCGTGCGGCTCGCCGACCTGCCCGCAACGCCCGTGCGCGGCGACGAGGTCGAGATCGACGGCGCCCGGTACAAGGTCTTCGACCTCGAGGCTGACGCCGAGGGCGCCGCAGTACTCCGGCTCCGCAAGGCCAGCTGACTTCTGGAAAATCTTCCGGAAGTCGCACCTCCGCCAGATCTGGCGGAAGTTTGCAACTTGTGGGCAATTGCGCAAGTTCTCCGAGGCGATTCATGCCTAGTGTGCGTGTCTACCAGAAGAAGCAACTGCGGCTCGATCTGCTCAACTTCCGCCAGCGGCAGATGTACGGACTGGGCGCGGCGGGAGTTGCCGCAGTAAAGGATCGGCTCGCCGCCGCCCAGGGCCCGGAGGATTCCGCGGCCAAACCGCTCACCAAGCGCTATGCGATCTGGAAGACCCGGAAGGGCAAGGGCAACCGCCGGAATCTGGCATTCTCAGGTGACCTGCTGCGCAACTTCCAGGTCCGCACGGTCAGTGAGAACCGGGCCAAGGCCAACGTCTCGACCCGCAAGGACCGGATCAAGGCCTGGGCCAACCAGAAGCGTGAAGCCTGGATGGTGTTCTCGCCGAAGAACAAGGCGGCAGTCCTGGAGGCAGCCCGCAAGATGCTTGAGGTGATGAAGCCCCGCCTGCTTGTGGAGCGGGCGCTTGGAGGGAAGCAGCGATGATCAACCCCGCGGAACTGGTCGACAACCTCGTCGCCCTGCTGCGCGACATCCCGGAACTGGTCGCCGAGATGGATGGCGATGACCAGCGGATCTTCGCCTACCACGATCAGTATCCGAAGCGGGCGAGCCTCGCGGCGGCGATCCACGAGATGCCCGCTCCGGCAATCTTAGTCGCCTGGCAGGGGACGCAGCCCTCGAGCTTCGGCGGCGTCGATGTCTGGCGGCACCAGGTGACGCTCTATCTGCGGGCGCGCGAGACCTTCGACGGCGATCCGCCTTGCGGCTACTACCGGCTGTTCCGGCTGATCACGAAGGGTGTGCCGGCATCGGCGGGTGTGCCGGTGCTCAACGCCACGGTGCACCCATATTGCCACCCGATGGATCTGCCGCTCATCCAGCGGCAGACCGACGCCGAGGGGCTCGACTATTTTGAAGTGCCGCTCAGCTTTATGGAGATAGGTGATGACTGAGCAAGTGGTTCTGATTTCGTCTGACGGTGAGGTGCGGCACGTCGAGGCGCGGCCGGAGATTTTGGTCCCCTTGATGGTCCGTGGTTACCGGCAACTGACCGAACACGAAGATGAGGAGGTAACGCCTGATGTCCGTCGCGCGGATGCAGGAAATCCAGATCTGCTTCGGTAAGCAGAAGCAGGCCGACATCTCGACAGCCAACACCGGCGTCCAGATGTGGCAGTTGCGGAAGCTCAATGCCGCGCTCGCCAACCCGAAGCTGAACACCGAAAACGACGCCGAGGAGTTCGGCAAGGGCCACGAGTTTCCGACGCAGTCCTTCCAGACCTCCTGGGACGTCAACGGGACTCTGGAGAAATACCTGGGCGCGGAGATCGGCGCTTGGGCGATGGCGTTCGGTCTTGGCAAGGTCGTGAAGTCGGGGACGACGCCGAACTTCACCTACACCTGCACGCCGCTGTTTCCGGCGTCTGGCGACGCGGCCGAGCTGCCCTACTTCTCCTTCGTCGAGCAGATCCGCCCGGGCGCGGGTGCCGTCGTGGACCGGATGGCCGTGGGCTGCGTAGTGGAAGGCTGGACCATCTCGATCGGCTCGGGGCCCGGCCGCGCCAACTCGAAGATCACCGTCGAGTTCGTGGGCTCGGGCAAGACCACGGAACCATCGGGCATCACGATGCCGGCGGCGACGCTCGAAAAGCTCCTGCCCTCGGCGTCGCTCGCGCTCTCGATCAACGGCGTCAACTACGTCTCGAACAAGAACATCGTCTCGCTGGAGACCTCCTGGAAGAACAACGTCCGGCTGGATGGCGGCTTCTATCCAGGCTCGGGCTTCCAGACGCCGGGCGACGGCGCAAGCGGGGCGATCCGCGGCCGCCTCGAGTTCGGAAACCGCCAGGGGACGCTGCGCTTCGTCGCCCGCTTCGAGAACGGCTCGACGGAACTCACGAAACTCAAGAGCCAGACCACGGGCACTGCGGTCCTGGCGCTCACCTACGACGCCAACAACTCGCTCGAAATCACCTGGCACAAGGTCTCCTTCGCCTCGGTCGAGGTCGGTGAGACGGACGGCATCGTCACCGTGTCGGTCGAATGCCTGCCGATGTGGGATGAGACCAACGGCATCGTCTCGGCCGTAGCCAAATGCAACGTGGATGGAATCGCTCAGTAAAGGGGCCCCTCATGTTTGACGCGAAACAACTCATCACCCTTCACCTGCGCGCACCCGATGGCGTGAAGACGGTCCGCGTGCGCTTCCCGACCGACGAGGAGTGGATCGACCGCCAGAAGAAGCGCAAGGTCATCGTGAAGCAATTGGGCCGCGGGGTGTCGGAAACCACGATCCCCGACTCGGCGGAAGCCGATGCCGCGTTGCTCGCCAGGATCCGGCTACCTGAGGAGAATGCGCCCGAGGTCGATGCCTTCGAGGCCAGCCGCATCATCGAGCAGTTGAGCCAGGCAGACGTCGACGACGTTGTCCAAGTGGGCGATTCCTTCCGGGTGACGCTGCGCGTCCTCGGCGGCACGGTGGCGCATATCCTGAAAATGCCCTCGGCCAAGGACGTCTTCGAATACCGCCGCGCGTTCGCGCGCGTGCTCGATCTGCCCTACAACCGCCAGGAACTCATCATCAATCTCGCGCCGGCGGCCGCACTCTTCAAGAAGCTGCTCGAATCGTCTGAAGGGTACGCGAGCGACGTGCCGATCATCCACCAGGCCGTTACAGTGAAAGCCGCGATTGACGCTCTCGACGGCGCATTCCAGGAGTCCGGCGACCCAAACTGACGCTTGGGGAGTGGCCCGAAAAGCCCTCCCTGCGGTTCCTGATTCACTGGGCGCTGCGGCGCGAGGAACTCTGCGCCCCTGGCCTGTGCCCGGACGCTCCCGACGATGGCAGCCGCTGCGATCACTGCCCGCTGGACAAGCTGGATGCCGCGCAATCATCAGAAGCGGGCCTGTTGTTGCGGCGCGCGCTCGATCTCCGGGCGGCACTGAAGCTGGGCATCCGAATCGCCCTCGAAGAGATCCGGGCGGATGAGTTCCGGGCGCTGGCGGTGCTGGAGGAAGAGCAGGAGAGATTCGACCGCGAAAGGCTGAATGCGAGCCGTCCCTAAGCCGCCTGATGAACCGGTGCGTGATGAAGGCGCATGAGCTGTTCCGCCTTCAGGGCAACCATCGCGTATGTGCGCCCTTGATCATCACTGAACTCGACTTCAAACACTCCGGGCGCCCAACTCTCCACAACGGTCCCGACTTGGCCGCGGACCAGACCGTGTTCCGGGAGGTCCTCCAAAAGGGCGACAACGGAATGTAGATCGATTTCCGGCATAGTCTCCCTCTCCCTACAGTACATAACAAGTCGTCAGCCGCGGCAAGTCCTCGCCGTTGCGAACGATCCAGGCGCTGCGGATGGGTACTTTTCGCTCACCCCACTGGAACTCGAAATCAATGGTAAAGCGACGCCCATAAGGGGTCGGCGGGCCGGGCAACGCCTCCCCATTCCTGGCCGCTTCGATCAACGCCTCGCGCAACGCTCCCGCGTCCCCTTCCGTGATGCCATGCGAGGCAAAGACGCGCGCCTTGTGACGCCCCCGAGCGTGTTGAAGGCTCAGGCAGTAGGCCGTCAGTTTCTGAATATCGACAATGGCCCGGTCCCCGTTCGGTAGCCTCATCCAGTGCTCAGCGTAGCAATTCCTA